AATCCAATTAATAATCCAATTAATAATCCAATTAATAATCCAATTAATAATCCAATTAATAATCCAATTAATAATGAATTAAATAATAATTCAAATAATGAATTAATAAATGAATTAAATAATAATTCAAATAATGAATTAATAAATGAATTAAATAATGAATTATTTAATGAATTAAATAATAATATATCAAATAATAATATATCAAATAATAATATATCAAATAATAATATATCAAATAATAATATATCAAATAATAATAATAATAATAATAATAATAATAATAATAATAATAATAATAATGATAATAATAATAATAATGATAATTTAAATAAATTAAAAGAAGATTGTGAATTATATGAAGAATATCAAAATATTAATAAAGAATTAAAAGAAAATAATACAAAAAATAAATATATTCCAAAAATAAATAGAATAACAAGAAAAATTAAATATAAAATTGGAAAATTAAAAAATAAAAACCAAGTAGGTATAATTATAAAAAATAAACATACATTAAAAAATATTAAAGATAATCTAACAAATGAAAAAAATAAACCTATACAAGAAATTAAAAATGAATTAAGAAAATTAAATTTAATTAAATTGGGAACAGAAGCTCCGAATGATGTTTTACGACAAATCTATGAAAATGCTATTTTATCTGGAAACATAAAAAATACTAATTATAGCAATTTTATTCATAATTATGACAATGATGATAACGATTTTTGATTATTTTTTATATAATATTTTAAATAAAACATATAGTAAAAGTAATAATATTATACCATTAAATACATTATTTATATTATTATTATTATTATTATTATTATTATATATATTATCAATTTCATGTTCTATATTATGATTTAAACCAATATCTGGGTTTTTTTTATAATAATTATAAATGTCTTCATACAAATTTGTAAAATTTTCTGGTTCATTTATAATTGTATCTTCATCATTTATATAAACTACCATACCTGCTTTATGTAAAGCATTTGCTTGTTCAATTTCTAAATAAATAGGACCAGTTGATTTTAACTCATAATTTCCACCTTCAGGTGCACTTATTGAACATTTAGCTTTAACCCGCATACATTTAGGTTTTGTTTCTCCCATAAAAGAATTAAACAATCCACCGTCTACAACACACCCTGCTTTAGTTAATGCTTTCATCATAGCACCGGCATCAGCACCAGAACGTCCTGTTATTATATTTTCACAGCCGCTTTGATTATTAATAAATTTATATAAAGTTTGTTCATTACCAGTTATATGATCAATACATTTACTATTTGTTTTTAATGCATAAGTATTACCTGATAATGGAGCGCATTCATTATAATATCGTTTATTATGGGCTAAACATTGTTTATCATCAATAAGTAAACAATCCATATATGCAGTCATTTCACCAAAATTTTTTCCCATACAATTAAAATTAAAGTTCATTCCCTCATTATCGTTACAATCTTTTAATCCAACAGGAGGTGTAACACATAAACCATAACTATGACTTTTACCTCCAAAATCATTAACAACACATTGTTCAGTGTCTACCGGTAATTCGTCCACTTGTGCAAAAAAATTTTCATTCATACTTGTCTCAATAGGCATTATATTTTCTAATTATTATATATTAAATATATAATAATTATAAACATTTATAATTATTCACTTTCTCCATTCATTGCATCTAGACCCATACTTGTCAAGTTAGTTGATTTTTTTTCCTCTTTTTCTCTTTCTTTTTTATTTGCACCTTCAATTATTTTATAGTAATCATTATAAAAAATTACAGAAAAATAAAAGAAAAATAAAACTATTAATAGTATTAATAATTTTTTATAATTCATTATATATATACATATACAATGAATTTCATAAATTATAAAAATAATTTCAATACATTAAAATATGGAATAAGAATTTCTAAATTTTCTCAAAATAATAATTACAACTATACTAATATAAATACAAATAATTTAACATTATGTCAAGGTAAATCAACATATGTAAATGCTAACCCAATTAATAATAATCGTTTATCATTATCTAATACAAATAATAATTCAAGTAATAAACCGAGTAATCGTTCATATATAGGAATATATGATAGACCAGGTGGATATCAAATTATAACAACAAATGATTGTTGTGATAATATTATATATATACATACACCAAATTTAGTTAATAATTATAATTCAATTGAAAATTGTAATTGTAATAAAATAAAACGCTATACTACCGTAAGTTTAGATAATTCTTATAATTATAAAAAAATTTTATCAAATAGAGAATATTTAATAAATAAAAATAAAACATACAATCAAAATTTACCCATAACTAATAATATAAATTTAGATCAAGAAGACTGTATACAAAAAAATAATACAAATATTATTTTTGTACCATCAAATAAAAAATTTCAAACACAAGGAAGTGTTACTAGTTCTACTAAAATTTTAAATGCTAAATATAATACATTAAATAAATATGAAAATAATAAAAATAATTTTAATCCAAAAAAAGATAATTTAGATAAAATAATAAATGATAGTTGCTGTAAACCTGTCAATTTATCATATAAAAAAAGAGTTAGAATATTAAAATAAATTAATTAAAATAATTTAATTAAAATAATTTAATTAAAATTATTAGTATTAAAATTATATTTAATACACCATGAAAAAGATTTATTGATATTAATATTTTTTAAACTTGCTATTTTATTAATATATATCATAAAATGTTTATAATATGTATTTTTATTAAATAAATTACTTGTAAAAATATATTTTAATTCTTTTGATAAATTAGATAAATCATTTATAATATCGTCTGAATTAATATATAGTATATTATTAGTTTCAATATTTAAATTTTTAATAGGAATTATCTTGCTACATTTTTTATCTTTATCTTTATCTTTATCTTTATCTTTATCTTTATTAATTTCATCTTGAAATATATTTTCATTTTCATTTTGATTTTCATTTTCATTTTCATTTTCATTTTCATTTTCATATTCATTTTCATTTTCATTTTCATTTTCATATTCATTTTGATTTTCATTTTCATTTTCATTTTGATTTTCATTTTCATTTAGATTTCCATTTTCATTTAGATTTTCATTTAGATTTTCATTTTTATTGTCATTTTTATTGTCATTTTTATTGTCATTTTTATTTTTAGTATAAAAAATATCGCTATAAATGATATATGATATATTATTATTTTTATTAATATTATTTATATTTCCATAATATATTAAATTTTCTAATTCTCTTATTAAATTTAATGTAGTATTAATATTTTCCAGCTGCTGTTGTCCATATATTAAATTTATTTCATTTATTTTATTATAAAAATATTTATTAATTTTAAAATTAAAAATAGAATATATACTAGAATCATTTTCAATAATTTCTTTAAAATTTTCTAAAATTTTTTTAGATAAATTATATTTGTCTCCTTTATAACCTTTACATATGATATATTTTTCTGAATTAGCTATTCTACTTGTATTTGGTTTGTATACATGTACAGATTCATATAAATTACATAATAAAAATATATATTCTGTTGTTTTATATTTAAAAATATCAAAAATTTTTAAAATAAATGTTCCACCTATTTTTTGTGTAATAATTGTATAAAAAATTTCAGAAATTATTAGTTTATTTGATAATAATTCCTGTGAATTAAAATCTATTGAAAAATCTATACCCCCATCTGCTGTAATATAATCAAATGTATTTTTATAATTATCATAAAAGTATATAATATTTTCAATATTTAATAGATCGCCATCATTTGTTTTACCATTAATTATACGAATTTTTTTATTATCATGTAATATTTTTTTCCAATTAGGTATATTAACATTGTTTGATAATAATGTTATACCATAATATATATCATTATCATTTTTACGTATATAATCTAAAGCCTGTATAAAACCACCAGGGCCTTCTGCTAAATGTAAAGTAGTTATAGGATTTTTTTGATTAAATATATTAAATACATTACTTATTTCAATTAATTTAAAGAATGAACGAGATATTGGTTTAAAATTACATACAGATAAATGTTTATTTTTTATTTGAGAGTGAATATATTCATATGGATTTGTAATTTTTTTATATAAATCCCAGTATTGTGAGTAATTATTGATTTCCGTTTTCAAATTATATAACATATTATGTAAAGTATTAGAGATGTATATATTATTATTATTATCGGTTTCATTATTATATTTAATTTCAATATAAATATTATCTAAAAAAAATATAGGAATATTAAAATAAGTCATAAATAATTTAATTAAATATTTATTTAATTAAATTATTAAGTTGTTTTATTATAATAATTTAATTGTATCAAGATATTTTATTATTTATTTTACATTTTTTTGTTGTTTTAATAATTCTTTTTGTTTGGCTTTTTCTTGTTTTAATAATTCTTTTTCTTCGGCTTTTTTTTGTTTTAATAATTCTTTTTGTTTTGCTTTTTCTTCGGCTTTTTCTTGTTTTAATAATTCTTTTTCTTTGGCTTTTTCTTTAGCTTTTACAGCTTTTGCGTCTTCTGCTTTTTTTAATTTATCTAAAACTGATAATTTATTATCTGCTATTGTAGCACCTAAATTTATATTTGTTTTAGGTTCTATTGACATTTTAACTTGATTATTTAGCTGTACTTCTTCTTCTTCTTCTTCTGCTTCTTCTACTTCTTCTACTTCTTCTTCTTCTTCTACTTCTGTTTCTTCTACTTCTGTTTCTTCTACTTCTTTTTCTTGTTTAAAAACAGAATTATCATGATATAAAGTACTAGTTAATACTTCACTGGCATTTACATTTCTAATTTTTTTAAATATAAAATAATTATTTAAAAATGATATATTTTTTTCTTCTTCACTTAATTCATAAGCTTTACCAATATTATTTTTAATTTTTATATCGCGCTGTATATCATTATTCATTTGTTTAAATAAATAACTGAAATTATCATATGAAGAGTTTAAGTTAAATTCCTTTAATTCAGCGTCATTTAATTTTACAAATCCATAATTTTCTAGTAATCGTGTTAAATATTCAAAATTAACTAAATATTCTTTAAATGTTTTATTAATTGATTCTTGAAATACATCTATGCTATATCCTAAACTTGTTTCATCGTCATTAAATGACTCATTTGAATATTTTTTTGTTATTTCTAATATTTTTTTAGAATTTTTAATAATACTATATGATTCATTTACATTAATATGTTTTAATTTTTCAAAAATTTTTTTTCCATCATAACAAGTACCAATAAAATAACCATTTATATTTATAGTTTCTGATAAATTTTGTAAAAATGAATTTAACAATATAGAATTTTCAAACATATAATGTAATGCAAATTGTATGGAACCTACATTAAAACCATTTTTTGCTATTCCATAGTTATTTACAGCTACTTTGCCGATAAGTAATTCACTTTTATTACCTTCACCAAATATAGCTTTTGAAATTGATTTATGTTTTTCATTTAAAAATGCTTCGCCGGTTTTAATATTATTAGATGTATTTCCTTGTAAAAATAAAGCATATGGTATATTTTTACTATTTAATTTTTTTTTATAATTTAAATAACGAGCACATACACCATCTAATTTATTTTCTATATTATCTTTATTTATATCTATTCCTAAAATAAATTGTAAATTGCAATTCAACCATTTTGGTATATCTCCTCCTTTACCACAAGCATAATCAATCAGTAAATCACCTGATTTACATACTAATCTATATAATTTATTTTTTATATATAGATTATGAAAATCACGCATAGATTTTGTTTCATTAGATATTTTTGAAGTATTATAATAAACATCACTATCTTGATATATTTCTGAAATGTTTTCACCTGTTTTTAATATTTCTTCTGTTACAGGATTATATATAGATTGCCAATTTGAATTAGCAACATGATAGGCATTTCCATAATTTTTTTTACCCAATCTTAATTCATATGTTTTATCATTTCTAACTTTAATTGGTATCCATTTCCATCCATCTGTATTTGTATGGATATATTTAAATTCAACAATTGTATTATCTTCAATTTCTTCATTATTTTCTGTAAATATTTTGATTATATTTGTTTTATCATCAAATTTAGCATATATATTACAAATATGTGCATTATCATCACTTGGATTAGTTGGATAAAATAATGCGGGTTTATAATCATTTTTATTATAATAATCACTGTTTTTATTAATATTATTAATAACATCATTAAAAGGATTTAAGTATCCATGTTTTTTTTCATCAAATCCAACATATAATAGTAAAGTGCAATATCTAGAATTTATAGTATTTGCCATATCTATTCCTTTTTCAAAATTAATATTTATAATTTTTTCATTATTAGAATTTCGTTTAAATTTTACAAGAAAATCAATAGTATTATATTCTGGAGGTTTCCATTTGAACGATTCTGTCCATGTTATTCTATAATTTGGTGCTTTAACATTTAATTTATTACTACCAACAGATGTATATGCTGGTGTAAAAATTAATCCATCAGTATTATATTCATATGAACCCGATTGAATATTATTTAATAATAATTGACAACTTTTAAAAATATCATTTGCATAAAATTTTTTAATTGTTATATTAAATATAACATTCGATTTACTATTGAAAGATTTAATATCTAAATTTTTAATTAAATGATTTAATATATTTAATCGTGTTGTATCTGTTTCTTTACTATCTTCTGTTTTTTGTATAAATGGTAATCCTGTAACATTTTTGTCTTTAATAAAATAAATATCAAAACAAGCATAAGTATTAATATAATCTCCTTTTTTATTATTTAAAATATGTTCACCATCAATAATACTATTATATAAATCTTTATTAAATGTTCTTGTTCCAGTAAATTCAACATTCATATTTGTTGTTATTAAATAAATTTTTCCATCATTAGATATTATCATCAGTTTACGTTCTCCATCGGCTTTATCTGTTACTGTATAATTTTCTCGTATATTTGGTATATTATTATATAAATCATTATCTTTTTTTAATAAATTAATAATTTGCAATGTAGATGAACTAGGACCAATAAAATTAGTAGATGAAATAGTATTATCATTTAAATTAATTTGTTTATCAATTATTTTAAAATAATTGATTAAAATAAGTTTTTCTTCACTAATAGATATAGGAAAATTAGAACGCTGTAAGCCAATCAAAATATATTTAATACCACTCTTTAATTTATTATATAAAACATCATCTTGTTGATAAATAGAGTTTAAATTTATTAAATTGTTATCTAATTCTATTTCTATCTCATAATTTTCAAAATTATTGAAAACATTTGAATCATGTATATTAAAATATGATTGATAATTATTTGATTTATTATTAGACATTTTAACAATACTTAGATGTATTAAAATAGGAAAGTCGGGATGTTTATATTCAAAACGTTTAATATATCTAAAAATTTTTTTTGTAGATTGCCATGTTTGTAAAATTTTTTGAATAATTTCATCATTATGTTTAAATTTTTTTTCTACTTGAAATGCTACTCTAAAATTAAAATCATCAAAATCAATAGGAAAAATTTTATCTTGTTTAATATTAAAATATTGTTTTTCTATGAAATTATATTCAGATATATCTATATCTGTAAAATTATTATTTATGCAATAATTTTGTATATTAGAAATACCATTTATTTCGCAGCGAATATTAGAATTCTCATTTTCGGTTATTACTTTTAAACTATATTTTTCTGAATGTAATTTAAAATTAGCATTTAAAATAGTTTTTACAACATTATAAAAATCTATTTTTGTTAATTGTTTAATATTTTTTGTTCCAAATCTAATTTCAAATTCGGGTATATAATCATCAACAAATTTACCAAGATATTCTATATACAATGTTAATAATCTTTTTAATTGAATAGTATTTTCACTATCATTAGATTCTTCAATAATTGAAGATTTTTTTAATAATGTTTTATTTGATTTACTTGTCATAATTATATATATTGATTATTATTTATTATCTTATTAAATAATAATCAATTTTATAAAAAAATATTTATATTTTTTATAAACATTATTTTTAAGATAAAATTTTATATATTTCAGAATATAATACTTTTTTTGTTTTTTTTTTATTATTATTATCTAATAAATTTACTTTTAATTTATTAGAAATATCAACTAAATCTTGTAATTTATAACTTGATTCACTTTTTAAAGGTTTTTCTAAATTTTCTATGTAATATGATGTTTTCATTAATTTCATTAAATTTTCATTATTTATTTTAATATCCATAATAATATCGTAATTATTACTTATATTAGAAGAATTATTATAATTTAATTTAATTATATGGTTTAAATTAATTTCATTTTCTAAATTATTTAAATCGAAATTATTTAAAAATATATTATAATAATCTTCATTTGAAAAGAAACCTGAAAATGTATTATTATCTTTTAAAACAATAATATTTAAATCATATAATATAAATAAATTTTTAAATGTGTATAGCGAAATTTTATTATCATTTAATAATTCATCCTTTAATATAGAATGTTTAATTTTAAATTTTTTTAAAATAAATTTTTTTTTTTCCAATTCTTCAATAAATTTAATTTTATTATTTTTTTCTTCTGTAAATATATTTAAATATTGTAAATCATTATCGTTTAGATTTTTATATATTTTATAAAAACACCAAAATAAATGGTCATAATTTTTATATGAATTATTTGTTATAATTTTTTCATTGTATTTACGTCTTTCTTTATTATAATCAGGATTTTTTTCAAAATATGGTGCTTGTATTTTATATATTTTTTTATATTTTTTATCACTATTAAAATTTATTTCTGTATTATCAGATTTATTATCAGATTTATTATCAGAATTATTATCAGAATTATTATTACAATTAATATCCATTAACATATATGGTTTAATATTATTAATTAAATCATTTATATTTATAGTTGGATGTAAATTTGTATTATTATTATATATATTTGAAATCATTTACTAAATATATACTAAATATATCTTTATTACTTTTTAAAAAAAATATTTTCTAAATCACTTTTTTTATTTTCATCAATATTTAATAAATTATTTTGATTATTTATAAAATCTAGTTGTGATATAAATTGATTAATTGTATTATTATCTAAAATATTAAGATTTACAAAAATTCCATTATTATTTTCTGTTAATTTAACATTATTATTTAATAATATTTTTGCAAATTCTATCTGATTTGTTTTTTCCATAGATTCTATTGATTTTCTAATTTTATCTAATACTGTAAAACTATAAGAATTCATATTTTAATATTTAAACAAATTATATTTTTAAATAATTTGTTTAAATATTATTTAAGTTATTTATTTAAGTTATTTATTTAAGTTATTTATTTAAGTTATTTATTTAAGTTATTTATTTAAGTTATTTATTTAAGTTATTTATTTAAGTTATTTATTTAAGTTATTTATTTAAGTTATTATTTACGTTATTTATTTACTCTATATTATGAAGTTTGTTTTGTTTGTTTTGTTTGTTTTGTTTTTTTTACTTTTGTTTCATTTTTTAAATTACGAAATTCTTGTTTAATGTCTCCTTTTTTATCTAATAATTCAGCTATAATTGATATAAATGGGTCATTTAATTCAAAACGAAAAGCTAAAACCTTGATATTTATTTTATCACTTTCAGAGATATTGTTAAATGATTCATTATTATAATGGTGATCTCTTGCTAAAAATATAATATATGGTGTAGGATTTATATCTAATTCAGCTCTAATACCAACCTTTGTAATATTTTTAACATTACAAGTAATTAACATATTATTACTTGGAATAGCTACTAAACATTCATAAACAACATTAAATTTTAATTTATCAGAAACAACACTAGGCATAGATAATGTTATAATTTTTATACTATCTACTTTAATATATCCTTCCTCTATACATTTACCTTCTTTAATTTTTAATATATTTAAAATATGCGAATAGAAA